TGCACCTTTCACCGTCTCGCCCGTGCTGGGCGTTGACCTCAACACCACCACGCTCGCCGCTGATGTCGGCTCGTCCGGCGCAGAAGACGCGCCGCAACTGGGTACTCAGGTCTTTGCCTCCAACGGCAAGATTTACGTGTACGCCCAGGCCAACGCGATCATCTCGGCCAGCGATGCCGACTGCGCTGTGAACGCCACGACCTTCCTCGTTGCCAACTCTGGCGGTGCCTACCTGTCGCCTCCTGTGGCGATGGCTGTGGGTGATCGCGGCTGGTTCTCGCGCGCCGGCGTCTAAGGAGTCGCAATGGCAATCCCTACCCGACTCATGGGGTCTGGGGCGCCTGCGCAATTGGCTCAGAACATCTGCGGTGATGTGGTCGACACGATCACTGCCGCAGGTACGACGAACGCCAACGCAACGCCACTTTCCGGCGCGATCAACCGCGTTACCACCACCGCCGCCTCGACCGGCGTCGTCCTCATGGCTCCTGAACAGGGCTCGCAGGTCGTCGTCATCAACTCCGGCGCCAATGCTCTTCTGGTTTACCCCAGCACGGGCGCACAGATCAACGCACTGACTGCCACGACTGCCGGTTTCTCGGTGGCTGCTGGTGGCCGTGCGCTGTTCATCGGTACGAGCTCGGCGAACTGGTTCTCCATCCTCTCCGCGTAAAGCCCTTGCCCCGGCGGGCAAAGCCGGGGCGTCACTCTTAGGAGACAGCTTTGGACAACTCCACGGCAAATCTGTACGTCGAATTCTACGAAGACGCCCTCGAAATTCCGTTCAAGTCCGAGCAGGCTGGACGCCCGGTTTACGAGCAGCGCGAGTTCATCCGCATCATCGTCCCAGGTGATTCGACCAACATCATTGAGCGCTTGGTGAACGACCAAGACCGCAACGACTTCCCGCGCCAGTACGACCGCTTCAAAAAGGGTCAGGCTGCGGTGGTTGAGGGGACGCCTCTGGCTATGTGGCCGGTGGTGAACAAGTCCCAAGTCAAAGAGTGCGAGTACCACGAAATCAAGTCCGTGGAGCACCTCGCCGAAGCCTCCGACTCGGTGTGCAACCGCATGGGCATGGGCTACATGGAACTGCGCAACAAGGCCCGCGCCTGGCTCGCCGCAGCCAAAGACGCGTCCATCGTCACCCAGCAAGCAGCAGAGAACGGGCGTCTGCAGGGTGAGATTGAAATGCTCAAGGAGCAGATCAAAGAACTCGCCGCACCGAAGCGCGGTCGTCCTGCCAAGGAAGAGGCCTAAGCCATGAACCTGCTGGAATTGGTGCAACAGACGTGCTACGAGGTGGGCATTGCCGCTCCAACTCAGGTCGCCACGTCCCAAGATCCCCAGATCCAGCAGCTTTTCGCCCTGGTGAACCGTTTTGGTCGCGACCTCTCCCGTCAGTTCATCTGGCAAGAGCTCGACAAAGAGCACCTGATCACAACCCAGGTTCTGAATACCACGGGTGACGTGACTTTGGGCAGTCCGACGATCACCAACATTCCCGACACGACGGGCATCACTTCGGATTGGGGCGCGAACTTTGTTGGTGCTGTACCTTTCTCGCAAGTGGTGTCAGTCGGCCCGAACACGGTCACGCTAAGCCAGCCTTCGCAGGCTTCCGGTACGGGAATCGCGATCAACTTCGGCCAGGTGAACTACCCACTTCCATCTGACTGGCTGCGCCAGATCGAGCAGACGGAGTGGGACCGCTCGAACCGCTGGCCGCTCAATGGTCCGAAGTCGCCGCAGGAGTGGCAGAACTTCAAATCCGGCATCGTCTACGCCGGCCCTCGGCTTCGCTTCCGGATCGCTGACAACACGATCCAGTTGAACCCGCCTCCCGGTGATGAATGGCTTCTGTCCATGGAGTACATCAGCCAGAACTGGGTTGTTGCGCTCGATGGCACGACTAAGCCCAAATTCACCCTGGACACGGACGAAGCGGTTTTCGACGAATCGCTGATGGTCGAAGGCTTGAAGATGCGTTGGAACAAGACCAAGGGCTTCGCCTACGACGACCGCGCCTATTTCGATCTTCTGGCCATCTGCCAAGCTCAGAACAAGAGCGCGCCTGTTCTCTCGCTCGCGCAGTTCCCGGGCTCTGTGCTGTTGAGCACGGCCAACATCCCCGACGGCAATTGGCCCGCATGAAACGTCGCATTGCTTCGGTCATGTCCATGCCTGCCCCGGTGGGTGGGTGGAACGCCAAAGATCCCATCGCGCAGATGGGGCCGCGCGATGCCGTCATTCTGGACAATTTCTTTCCGCTGACCACTGAGGTGTCGCTGAGAGATGGGTCTGTAGACCATGCGACAGGGATTCCGGCCACGGTCGAAACCTTGATGGATTACAGCGCGCCAACAGGTGCAAGCACGATCTTTGCAGCGGCTGGCGATTCGTTCTATAACGTAACGGCACCTGGGTCTGTGGGCGCTGCTGTTCAATCTGGTCTGTCGAATGCGCAATGGCGGTCGGTCAACTTCTCCACTCCTGGGGGCTCTTTCCTCTATGCGGTGAATGGGGCAGACGATGCAAGGTTGTGGAACGGCACGGTTTGGCAGTCCATGAATGCGGGCAGCGTGCCGGCGTTTACCGGGGTGGCTACCAACACGCTCACCCACATCAACGTCTACGCACGCCGCCTCTGGTTCGTTCAAGAGAACACCATGAAGGTGTGGTATTTGCCGGTGGACTCCATCGGCGGAGCAGCCCAAGCCATTGACTTCGCTTCCCTATTCAACAAGGGCGGCTACCTGATGGCGATGGGCACGTGGACCATTGACTCAGGGTCCGGGATGGATGACCACGCGGTGTTTTTCACCTCCGAAGGTCAAGTAGCGGTGTATCAGGGCATCGACCCATCCACCGCCTCTGGCTTTGTGTTGGTGGGGATCTACGACATTGGCGAGCCAGTCACGCGCAATTGCTTTGTGAAGTACGGCTCTGATCTGCTGTTGATTTGCCGGGATGGTGTTCAGCCTCTTTCTGCTGCGCTCCAGTCGTCCAGGGTTTCGACGAAAGTCAGTATCACCGACAAGATTCAACAGGCCATGAGCGAGGCCACTGGAGCCTATGCCGCGTCGTATGGCTGGCAACTTCAAGTGTTCCCGGAAAAGAACGCGCTGATTTTGAATGTCCCGGTTCTCGGTGGTCAACAGCAATATGTGATGAACACCTTGAGCGGTTCATGGTGTCGATTCCTCGGCTGGAATGCATCGTGCTTCGTGCAGAGCAACAGCAAGTTGTATTTCGGCACGGCAGGGAAGGTGATCGAGGCATGGACCGGTTCTAGCGATTCCGGCATGGCGATCACTGGGAACGCTCTCCCATCGTTTCAGTACCACGGCGGCATGGTCCAGAAGCGCTACACCATGGCGCGGCCCATCCTGACGACCGACAGCCCAGGCATCGGCGTGTTGCTTGGTCTGAACCTTGATTTCTCGATTTCCGAGCCAGTAGGCAGTCCGACCTTTACCCCAACGACCTCGGCGGTGTGGGATGTAGCGACTTGGGACAACGGGATCTGGGCGGGTGGCCTGACCATCCGCAAAGACTGGAACACGGTTGGAGGCGTGGGGTACTGCGCAGCCATGTTCCTCAAGGTCCAAACGAGCTCCGCTCAACTCCGCTGGCAGTCGGTTGACTACGTGTTTGAAAAAGGCACCGGCATTCTGTGATCGTCTTCGGCGAAGAAGTTTGCTTCTGGACAGCAGAGCGAACCGGAGGGAGCTACTACGCCGGTAGCGGTTTTGGAATCGGATGGAAAAAGAACTGCGAGTTGGTGGCTGGAGTCCTATACGACTGCTGCACCGGTCGATCAGTGCAGATGCATGTCGCAGCCATCGGCAAGAACTGGATGGTCCGCGAGTACCTTCGCATCTGCTTTGACTACCCATTCAATCAACTGAAGGTGAACAAGGTCGTTGGCCTTGTTGACTCGACGAATCTCGACGCGCTCCGCTTTGACCGACACCTCGGTTTTGTGGATGAGGCTGTCATCAAGGACGCTGGGAAATACGGCGATCTCCACATCTTGACCATGACACGTGATCAGTGTCGGTTTTTGAGGACATAGACATGGGAAAGAGTTCCGCTCCGCCGCCTCCTGACTACGCAGGCGCGGCAAATGCCACTGCCGCCGGGAATCTAGAGGCATCGAAGTACGCGACGAAAGCGAACCGGGCCGATCAGTACACCCCCTATGGATCGATGACTTGGCGTGACCTCGGGAATGATCGATGGGCGCAGGACATCAACCTCACGCCAGAAGGCCAGTCTCTGCTGGATCAGCAGATGAAAACCAGTGGTCAATTGGGCAGTTTGCAGGACACTGCCTTTCAAGGTGTCGCGGGCCAGCAAGCCAAAGGCTGGGGTGATGAGAACCTTGTCCAGTCCCCATTCAACCCGGGCGAGACTGCACAGGATGCAATTCTTCGCCGCATGCAGCCGCAGTTGGATCGCTCGCGCAACAGTGCGGAAACGCGCATGGCGAACATGGGCGTCCAGCAGGGCTCAGAGGCATGGAAGAACGCCCAGTCTGACATTGGCCAGCAGGAAAACGACGCCTATAGCCAAGCTGCGTTGCAAGGCATCCAGACCGGTCAACAAGCGCGACAGCAAGGTATTCAGGAGCAGCAGTATTTCAATTCCCGCGATCTGAACCAGTTGAACGCACTTCGCACGGGTGCGCAGGTGACGAACCCGACTTTCGGCAGCTATGCCCAGCAGCAAGCAACGGCTGGCCCTGACATGCTGGGAGCAACGACTCATGGCTACAACGCGGCCCTGGGTGGGGTGAATGCTCAGAATGCCGGAGCTGCAAGCACGACGGCAGGCATTGGCGCGCTGGCTGGTGCCGCCGCGATGATGTTCTGATGATCGACTATCTGGTCTTCTGGTATCAGGTGATCGTCGCATCTGAGCCGCTGCTTGA